GAGAAAACGGCCTCCAACCCCTCGAAAGGTGTTGGCTACCAGCAATAGTGAGGTCACTCCCAGGACTGACCGAGCAAGACGAGCACCCTGACGGCCATTAAGGCGTGGGGCCCAACAGGCCCGGGTGCCCACTGCTAAGTGGGTTGATCTGGAAGCTGGGTTCTAGACCCGAGCCTGACTAAGTTTCTAATAGCAGGGCCGCCTTCTCATCAATAAAAAGACCGCCCTATAGACGGAGGTCCAAAGGAGGACCTGGATTGGCCTGGCACGGCCACCCCTACGCCACGGAACTCTTCTCCGGATCAAGGGGGGCTATGTGTCAAGCCACAGTGCAATTCGCCTCTGGCGGGTTTTACGAACCCCCAGCTAAGAAGCTGGTACTCAAAAGAGCAAGAGCCATGCTAATAAGCATTGGCGGGATACCACGTCGCGGTGGCACTGGCCGAATTGGCTAGCACCAAAGGACATGGTCCTATGTATGAGACAGCTCGGGCGTCGTCGGCGGCAGCTACTGCATAATGCCAACCCTTAGTGACCCCATCACTATTGCGCACCAACCAATTGTAGAATGCTTTCACAGTCTGGCTATTGCTAACCACTGATCCAGCAGCTGCAGTTGGAGAGTAATCGCGTGTGGTGGTGACATTGAAGTCACCAACACGATAGCGAGGGGCAGAACACAAGGTCGGCAGCAGCAATTGGCCACCACCAGCTTCACCAGAGATAAGTCCCACCGTGGAGTTGGGGTCAGTCGCGACCTGCACATAAGCGCTGGGGACTGTCCCCGTGGTTGCAGTGTTGTTATCAGCTCTGTTGAGCTGAATAGCACTACGGGAGTTAGTTGTCAAGTTATTCCTATCCAACGTAACCAATGTGGATCCAATGGCATATGCATAACACTGGGCCACCATGCCACTACGTGAGAACGCGTAAGCACGGGTGGTCCCAGCGGCTAGCACACCACCAGTTCCCCAAGCAGCAACGCTATGCCAATAGGGCACAGGTCCATTCGCAACCGAAGCATCGGCTTGGTTGACCCTGGGGGCCCAAAAAGGCACAAGCGCGAGCTGCTTGGCAGACAAATACTTCTCCCCCACAGAATACTGTGCAGCATCCTTGCTAGGAGAGATCCCAGACTGAAACTCAATTGCAGCGGTAACATTATCGGCGCATATGGGCTGTCCTGGGGATCCAAGCCCGGCAAAATAAAAGCCGGGCATCGCAGCCACCTCAACAATGAAGTCAATAGTGGTAGCGGCCTCGCCGTTGGCGATAAGCGGATCCATGATCTGCATGCTCACAAAACCCATCGTGTCATTATATCCAAGATGCGAAGTGGGAGCAATGTATGGTACCTCAAATTCCATCACAGAGGTGTCCTTCAAGTCAAAAACAGTAGTATACTGAGAAGCCTGGAGAGCACCATTGAAGGTGGGTGGTACTGGCCCTAACTCAGCAGACACGTCCACGTATCTTTGGGTGTTCGAGATCTGTCGATAGTTGGGGATGAAAGTAAACTGGATTCTACCAGTGTGAAACTTGGACTTGGAGAAGGTCACTCTATACTTGAGACCTCCATGCCAGAAGCGAAAGTGCTGCCCAAAGTACATAAGCGTAGTGGGAATCACGGCAAACTGGGTGGCAGAGCCACGAGGCAAACTTATGTTGCCTCCGTTGGTTGCCACACCAGGAGCGCGAAACCACATATGCGATAAGCACACATGGGAAGCATAAACGCAATCTGCGTGTGAATTCGTCGTGGACACTGACCCGCGGTAAACCTGCGAGTAGCGTGTGAGTATGGTATCAAAGGCCATCTCATCCACATCGGTGCCTCCAGTAGCCTCGGTTAAGGCGACTGAATTACCCAAGAACCCACCAACCGTAGTGGCTGGTGACGCAATATCCAAGTTACCCTCACCCCAATTAGGATACCGTATCTGCCTCATAGGCATCGCAGTAGCCACTGGCTTCGAAAAGCCAAAGGCTGACGCGGCGCGACTAGAGGCATTGAGGAACCACGCAGTGGGCGCGGTGAAAGGCCTTAATGAAGGCATCCACCGACCCACAGCTGTGGGCAACCTAGCAGCAGCAGCAAGTACTCCTGAAAACTGTCCGTTAGCTTCCAACTCAGCCTGAGCCACATCTTTCCCTTTCGGGTTGGATGCGATGCCAGACTGAGGAACAACCGTAGCAGCATCCACCAATGGCAGATGCCCGATCACCTCAATGTTCTCGAAGTGAACGTAAACCTTAAACACAGGAGTGCCTGAGTTGGCAAGCGCGGGTGTACCCAACACTTGCACAACTGCAAACACACCCATGCTGTGGTTGATCTCACTGTCCGTGCTACCCCAGTACTCAAACTCGGATAGATAAGGCACAGTAAGCCTAGCTTGGGTGTTCTCTGACAAGTTCAACCTCGTGTGAGGCAAGTGAGTTATCATGGATGGTCTAGTCACCCGCAAGAACTGATTGGTGCCATACTGAAAGCCCAACACCACTAACCCTTGTTGAAAGGGGTTGGCATTGTGCTCCAGCGTGAACACCACGTCAGCTCTTATCCCGCGCACACCACGAAGGCGATTCGCGAAATTGGGTATGGCATTGGCCATCTGATTCCAAGACAATGACAGGTTATACAACCCGCCAGGGGATGTGATCAGATTGCCTCTGGCCACCAAGGTGGGGCGACTAAAGAAGGTCTTAATATCTTGTAACTGGGTAGAACCACTCAAAAAGTGGGACCCAGCTCCAGACAGACCCTCCGTGCAAATTCCGGCCTCGCCCTCAAAGGACATACCGACATGAGTGTCTTTGGTAGTGGGGACACTAAGCCCATCAATCGTAGCACATTCTTCTATCTTAGAGGGATCTGTAGCGTGCGACTATGTACAAGGCTGGTCCGCACGAACCAAACCAGGTGAGACTGTCTCTCTGTAACCACTGAGTAGTAACGGAGACCCTTCCTGTCCAAACAATCATGCCGCAGTCTCTGTATGTACATGAATGAATGCGTATATAAGGTCAGAACCAAACATCGGTGCGCGCAAGACAGATCTCACGCGCTTGATCATATGAGTTGAATGGGAGCTCGATGCCCACATCACGGCAATAATTCGCCGCGGCATGGTACCGAGTATCCCACTCGGATCGTGGATGCAAGGAGAGCTCCAGGAGAGCCTCCTTGAAGTTCACAGCCTGGTCTCCCAGAGCTGTGCGATCAGACTTGTAGAAGTATGTACGGTAGAGGATGCTGTCCATGGCTAAGGGGGCAATCCAGCCCCCATCCACAATAGACTCCACGAAACCACGCTTCAAAAACGTGATGTCGTTGATAGTCTCGTATGGCTTGAGTTCAGCATCCTTCTTGTCTGAGGTGTAGGTGAGGTTGAACTTCTCCTTCATCATCCTGGCGACACTCACCTGATTAAAGACTTCGATGGTGTCGTCATCGGCACCGACAACGTTGTCGTCGCCGAAGGTGCAAATGAATACATGGTCCCACATATTCTCATAGTCCCCCGTGGCCTCAACATAGCAGGCCGTGAGGGTGTACAGAGAGTACATGGAATTGACAGCCGTAGTGAGCGGATGCCCACTAGGCAGGGATTTGTTCCACTGGACCACAGTGTCAAGCACTGGGCCATCCCCAGCTAGGTGGCGCGAATGCACAAGATCCTCAAAGAGGACTTCGCGCACACGCCTCCCAACTGGATCCACCTCAAACTGGTCATACCAGTCATTAATGTATGCAAGGATGTACTGATGGATGTCTGGCTGCTCCGAAGCATCAAATGCCTTGAAGTCACCAGCAAACACCTTGTCACCCTTGCGGAGGAGCTCACGAGCTAGGACCGACCACTCTGAATAGTAGTTGATCCCGGGAGCCATGCCTGACACCGTGTGGTGCACAAACATGGATGAAAGGAATGCACCGAAGTACATCCTCACTGCGATGGTGTAGTCAAGGGGGGCACCAGAGATTGCTCTCGATGCCACCGCCTCAACCTTGGCCAAAGGACGAGTCTCGTCCTTGAGGAAGTCACAATAAATGTGTGACAACCGCTCACCACGCTTGGCGGATTCGATAATCTCCTCCACCCTAGCGCGGATCATCACGGCCAGCTCAGAATCATAGTGGACCTCCTGGTCTGCACCAAAGAAATCCTTCTTACCATTGGCAGCCTTAAGCCGCCAAGGCCAGCCGGGAGACGTAGACCTGTTGATGGCCTTGATCTTCATGGCTGACACTCCTTCCACTGACTCCTCAAATGTGAGGATATGACGCGGGCAGTTTGCAGACAGCTTGTTGTGCTGCTGCATGGCCAACCCCATCACTGCGCGTGGACGCACCAGCACACTGGGCTTCACAGGCGTACGGTAGTTAGCCATAGCCTGATGCATAGGCCTGATGAGCTGGTCGCCCTTGCGGACGGGGTGCAAATGAGCGGGTGCGACTGGGCATGGGCCCCAGCCGGTGAACGTGGTGCGCTTGAGCTTGCTCTTGCAAGCCTGGCTCAGCACACTGTCACGGGGCATCTTGCCCACATATGTGATGGACCCAGACACCAGGCCTGATTGCTCAGACGCTGGTTCCTGTTCCACCTCAAGTTCCACACCACGAGCCTCCATATCCTCATCAAACCTATCCTTGATGGGCACACGCTGGAACTTCTTGACGAGTCCCTCGATGAGCTCGTAGGTCAGGGCACTCGCGTACCCTTCCCTGCACCCGAAGGACATCAGCGATTGAGTCCTACCAGCAATGTGCATACCAATGATGGCCTTACCTCCATAGAAGCGAGGTTCGGCTAT